AACATTTGCCACCTCTTCATCTATATTGCCCGAACATCCAACTAAACCAACCATTAAGACAAGAATCATTATTACCACCAAAAATTTATTACGCATACTATCCACCTCCTAACCCTAATTATAACCCTAGTATGCGTAAATCATCAAGAATATTTTACCATTATTCTATCCCTGAAAAGAGACTTACAAACTGCATAGCATCTTCTATCGTATGTTCTCCCTCTATTTCTTTAATTTGCTGCTGATCGGGGACACTTAAACCCCAACCTAAACTTATATGCTTGCCTAAGCGAGTTAAAATAGCGGTAATTTGCGGTAAAGTCCTTTTGGGAATTTCTTCATAAGTAAGGTTAGTATGGCAAAGTAAAGTAGTGAAAACTTCCCCCCAATCAGGCGGCTTATCTTTCCTTTCATCGGGGGGAAGTATGGTCAGCCCGATATTCTAAGTATCGCTTTCGTGAATAGTTCTATCGCCTTGTCGGGCCACTTTTTCTCAATATCTTCAAATTTTACAGGGTTTCCATCTTCATCGAACACATGGGTATCGAAACACTCAATAAATGCCTTCCTTGTTTTATCATCTACAACGGTATATACGGGAGGCCCTAAAAGCATTGACTTCCCGTATTTTCTCGCTTCCTCAATAGTTAGCGCCTTGATAGAATAAACCTTGCCATTAAATTTTGCAAAAGGGACAGGTTCATTCATCATTACATCAAGGTCAACAATTTCATTCTCATTATTAACCTGATAATTCTTTTTTTCTTCGCTCATAAAAAAATAAATGCCTCCTTTAGCCAATTAGGTAGTCAATTAGGTTTGCCTTAAACACTTACATTTTCTACACGGTAATCTACAGCCTTATGACCCGGTCTTGGCCTTTGGATTGTCATGGTAAAGTTCCAACCCTGCGGTTCTCTTTGGCGGGTGGGCCATGCAAGCTCTCCAGATGCTATCATGCGGTCAAAGGTAAGAGAATCGGGAATTACAATGCCCTCATTGTCCTTCCTTGTGGCCTCGCCTGCAACTGTAACCCTGAAAACATCGTTATTGGTCTGTTCGGCCATTTCCATGTGCCCGGCTTTTGATGCTTTGTAATCATAAGCAGCAACAAGACTGATTCCCGCATCTTCTTCAGCAAATGTTAGAGTAGAGGACACAAGGGAATATTTGCCAGTACTCGGGGGACTTGTGCTCTCTACAAATGGTGAGTTATCCTCATTGACCAAGACAAGGGTATCCGCTTCGGGAGCCTTCTTCAACGTTACAGTATAGGGGCTTTCGGATGGAACGGAAATTTCCTCAATCCTGCGAATTACAAGATTATCTTCTTCCTTATACTCAGAAGCCGTAAGAGCAGCGTAAAGCATCGGGTTAAAAGAGTTAAGGTTGAATGTTACGTTACTCCCCGTCTTACCTGTGCTAAAAGTCCAAGGCCAGTCAGAGTTACCATCCTCCAAATCCACTGTGTTATTAGTGATAGAAGCAGCAATAGATTGGACAATTCCGTTATAGAGAAATCTCTTGCTGTCTCTGTAGCGGAAAAGTTCCAAGTGTCCTGCTCGTTTATATACCAGTTCCATTAAACCACCACTCTCCTTTTTTAGAAATTGAATTCGTGAAACTAAATCACCCGGTAGAATGAATACCGGGAGCCTACACAAATAAAACCCTGCATTGAAGGAAGTTCACCTAATTGTCCATCAAAATGCAGGATCATTGTGCCTACTTGTTTTTTATGAAGCAGTTCTCTTACCCTTTTCTGCACCCTGTAAGCGTAATAATCTTGTGCGGCAGGAACATGAACATCTACCTGCAGTATCTCGTTGGTGATAATCTCGTTTCTGGTAGCACGGGAGGGTCTAAAATAAAGGTTTAGCCTTCTATCACTTGTGGCTAAACCTTCATAAATGCTACGCTTGATTATTCTTTTGTGCTTATCAAGATCGGGTGAATCAAGGGTAAGCCCAAGCCCTTCTAAAATTTGCTTGTCTTTCACAAAGAGAGTTTGGATCGCTGTCAAATCAGCTTCAGGGTTGAAACAAGAACATCACCTGCCTTTCATTCATTAGTAGCAATAATATATTTGTGAAACGGGAAGGTAGCTATTGCATCTCTAAGTATTTTCTGAATAGTGCCTATACGCATCCATCTCATAGCTGTTTGCATAGCATGAGAGGGAGGCCAAGGTTCAAACCCAGGTTTACCTTCAAGATTGATACCGCCCTTCTTAGAACCGGGTTTTCTTTCACCAAAGATGTTAGTGTATGGGCCTTCCCTTGTCCTTATAGCTTTATCTACACGATGGGGGTTCCATAGTGAAGATTGCTGATAACTCATAAGGGCAGGGTTGTTGGGATCCATCAAACTGCCTCTGCCCCATTCATCCATTGTAGCCCATGCGCCACCTATTACCTCTGCCGAAATATAAGTTGCAAGTGCCTTAATCTCCCCTTCCTTCAGGTCTTTCGCACCTTCAGGAGTTCTCATGTGAGATTGGGCTTCGGCAAGATATACCTTTTGCATCTGCTTTAATGCCTGCACTAACCTTACCTGTAACGCCTTTTGGCAGGGTTCACGCATGAATTTTACTCCCATCTCAACAACCTCATTAAATCGTTATTTGCCTTTTCTATACACTTCCTCTGCTTCTTCGCCCAGTCCTTACGTGTGTATTTCGGCACGTTAAAAGGGGGAACCTTAATCCTGCTCTGAATGGCAACACAGAGAATTCCCGCCAAGTAATACCTCGCAATTTTGGAAAGTAAAGCGAATTTAGGTTCGCTGTCCACTTTTCCCCTTAGTTTCAGAATGGCAGGAGAGAGCATACTCTTCATGGCTTCAATATTGATAGGGGCATCAATCATCGAATTAGGGCATAGTTCTTCATCTGCCCCTAACGACTTGCGGATAGCGTTATGGTAATCTTCGCCAAGATATTCTTCATACATGGTAAGTGCCTCCTTTATTCTTCTTCCTCACCATTGTCTATTGCTGCCGGTCGGGTATCTGCCCCGGTTTGTATTCTTGCAACACCGCCTAAGCCAATGTCGTCTATTGCATTTACCTTGTAATTCTTCCCGTTATATACAATACGGTCAAGCAGCTCTATGTCAGCACTTTTAGGCACTTGAAAGATATACAAAGTTCCTTCAATTAAGCCGGGGTCACGCTGTCTTAACTCAGCAGTTACAATTTCACCAAAGGCATAAACGTTATCTTTTTGTTTCCATTCCTGAACAATAACGCCATTCTCAACCTTTTCTACTAACCGCCAATGCCCAAGTTC